GACGCTTAGTTGCTACCTCAAAGCGGGCGAAAGGACGTGGGCGCAACTTAACATAACCGGGACCGCCAACGCCTACGCTAATTTCAATCTTTCCACCGGCGTGGCTGGCACTGTCGGCGCGGCGGCAACAGCGACAATCACTAACGTGGGCAACGGTTGGTATCGCTGCGCCATTACAGCAACAACCGCCGCTGGCGCAAATACCGCAGCGATCTATCCGGCCAGTGCCGATAACACCATATCGTATAATGGCGACGGCACCTCAGGTGTTTACGTTTGGGGCGCTCAGATCGAAGCCGGTGCATTCGCGACCTCCTACATCCCGACCACATCCGCAACAGCAACACGCAACGAGGACAGCCTGACGATGACAGGCACGAACTTCTCGTCGTGGTTTAATGCGACTGCGGGGACTTTTGTGGCTCAGGCTGATGGTCAAGCATCCGGCACGGCGTTCGTTATTTCCGCCAATAACGGCGCAAGCAACGACGCTATATCCATTCGTGGTTCCGGCACCGATCCACGGTTTGCGGTCTTGGTTGGCGGGGCAAGCCAATGCGACATAGACGCTGGCACCATAAGCGCGACCACTGCATTTAAAATATCCGCTGCGTATGCGTCTGCAAGTTTCGGCACTTCGGTAAATGGCGGCGCTGCCGTCACGACCTCTTCTGGCTCACTTCCCACGGTGAGCCAATTGAATATTGGCGCAAGTGCGGCAGGCGCTTCACCCGTTAACGGTCATATCCGCAGCCTGACTTATTACAGCGCCGCAAGATCCGCAGCCGAATTGCAGGCGCTATCAGCATAAGGAGACACCCCCATGTCTTTTACAATCACCGACCCGGCAACAGGCGAGGACGTGACCGTTTTTGGATCACTTGACGGCGGGTATCCATCGTTCATGTGCCGCGCCCTGACAGAAGCGCACTGGACTGCCGCAGCCGTGGCGAATAAATTGCTTGCCGAATTTGCCGACGAAAAAGGTAACAAGTCCTACGTCCCCAGCCCCGGCATCTCAATCGCAGCGGTCGGCCCGATCACGCTCAAACCGGCGGTGCTGGACGAGGAAGGCAACGAGGTCACCCCAGCGGTCACTGACGACCGCTTTCACGTCAACTTCATGATCGACCCCAGCGTCGTCCCCGTCGAGACGTGGCTCCCTGTCGCGGCCAACTGGACCGCAAAGGGCGCGGATGACACCAAGCCGAACGACGAGGAAGTGGCGAAAGTGATCTCCGGTATCGGGTTGATCGACCCAGGCACCATCAAGTCTGCGTCAAGCGTCTGGCTATGACAAAGCGGTTTCTTGAGGTTGTCGTCGCGCTCCTTATCGCGGGGGACATCTTCATCTGCACGCTGTGGCTCGGCACGCTCTACATCTTCGGCCTGGCCGATCGGCCAACAGGCCGGCAACTCATCTCATCCTATGTCGGCAAGGCCTTGACCAACGGCCACCGTTGGGCGGTCCGCGCAGCCGCTGTCATCGACAAGGGGGCCATGCTGCTAGGCGATCGGCCAGACCACTGCGCCAGGGCGTACAGGCACTACAAAGGCCTGGACGACTAAGACGGTCTACTTATCAGCCGCTACTACCATTAGATTACCCGGCCATGGGCGACTTCGACCCCACGGACCTCCGAGGTCAAGAGCGTGCGCGCGAGCGGCGGGAACGTCGCACGCGCATCGCATCGGATCTCGAAGCCGAGGATTTCAAGTGGCTCATGAGCGATAAGCGTGGACGTCGGATCGTCCATAGCTGGTTAACCAAAGCAGGCGTGTGGCGGTCTTCGTTCACAGGCAACTCCGAGACGTTCTTTCGCGAAGGTCAGCGCAATGTAGGGCTGATGCTTCTAGACCAGATCAACTCGTATTGCCCGGAGCGTTACGCGACCATGTTGAAGGAACACAAAGACGATGTCCGACGAAACGCTGGAAACGAGTAACGGCACAGAGAACACCGACGCCGTCTCGCAGCAGGCGCCGGCTGAGACACTGCTTTCGGGCGGTGACGAAGCCAGCGGCGAAACTGTCGAAGCAGAGGGCCAGAAGCCTACCGAACCTGAGGGCGACAAGACCGACGAGGAAGGGGCAGAAGGCGACAAGACCGAGGACGAGGAGCCCAAGGGCGCCCCGGAGGCCTACGAAGAATTCACAGCACCTGAAGGCGTCGAACTCGACGAAGAGGTGCTCGGTGAGTTCAAGGGCCTCGCCAAGGAAATGGACCTCCCGCAAGACAAGGCACAGCAGGTCATCGACCTCGGATCCAAAATGATGATCAAGTTTGCTGAGAAGCAACAGAGCATCGTGGCGGAGGCCCGCGAAACGTGGGCGAACGAGGCCAAGGCCGACAAGGAACTCGGAGGCGAGAAATTCGACGAGAACCTTGCCGTGGCGAAGGGAGCCCTCAAGGCTTTCGGCACCCCGGAGTTGACCCAGCTGCTCAACGAGAGCGGCCTAGGGAACCACCCTGAGGTTCTCAGGATGTTTTACCGGGCCGGTAAGGCGATCAGCGAAGACAGCGTTCTGCTCGGTACCAGCGGGAACAACGCCCCTGACCCTGCAAAGCGCATGTACCCCAACAGCAACATGAACTGAGGAGTTCTCTAAATGCCTCTTTCCACCAACAACCCGACGCTCTCTGACGTCGCAAAGCGCCTCGATCCGAACGGCAACATCGCCGAAATCGTCGAACTGCTGAACCAGACCAACGAAGTCCTGGACGACATGACTTGGGTCGAGGGCAACCTGCCCACCGGCCACAAGACGACCGTCCGCACCGGCCTCCCGACCCCGACATGGCGCAAGCTGTACGGCGGCGTGCAGCCTGGCAAGTCGACGACCGCTCAGGTCACCGACAACTGCGGCATGCTCGAAGCATACGCCGAGGTCGACAAGGCACTGGCTGACCTCAACGGCAACAGCGCTGCCTTCCGTCTGTCCGAAGATCGGGCGCACATCGAAGGCATCTCGCAGGAAGTCGCACAGACCCTGTTCTACGGCAACGAAGGCACCGCACCGGCTGAGTTCACCGGTCTGGCTCCCCGCTACAACTCGCTGTCGGCCCAGAACGCCGACAACATCGTCAGCGCGGGCGGCTCGGGTTCGGACAACACGTCGATCTGGCTGTGCGTCTGGGGCCCGAGCACTGGCTTCGGCATCTACCCCAAGGGGTCGAAGGCCGGCCTGTCGAGCACCGACAAGGGCCAGGTCACCGTCGAGAACGTCGACGGGTCCAACGGTCGCATGGAAGCTTACCGGACCCACTACAAGTGGGATTGCGGTCTGACCATCCGTGACTGGCGCTACTTCGTTCGCATCCCGAACATCGATGTCAGCGCTCTGACGACCGACGGCACCGCAGCCGATCGCGCGACCGCAGCCAAGAACTTGATCACCTTCATGATCAAGGCCAGCGAGCGGATCCCGCACTTCGGTAACGGTCGTGCCGTATGGTACGTCAACCGCACCATCCGCGAGCAGCTGCGTCTCGGCATCTCCGAACGCATCGCCAGCAACCTGACGTGGGAAACCGTCGAAGGCAAGCGCGTGATGACTTTCGACGACATCCCTGTTCGTCGCACCGACGCTCTCGTCAACAACGAAGCTGCCGTCTCGTAAGAAAGGCCCCGACACATGGCATACATCGACATCCTCAACCAGTTCTCGAGCGGCCAGACCCTCACGGCGACCGGCAACTCCACGGACTACATCGACTTCGGCAGCGACCGCGACGTCGGCCCTGGCGATCCGCTTTGGATCGTCCTGGCCGTCAGCGCATGCGACGGGGCCTCGGGCGACGAGACCTACAGCTTCGCCGTTGAGACCGACGACAACACCTCGTTCTCGTCGGCTGCCACGATCGGGACCATCACCGTCACGCGCGGTGTTGCCCCGACCCAGTACGTGCTGGGCTTCCCGTACGCAAACGAGCGCTACGTTCGTCTGCGCGCCACGCTGGGCGGCACCACGCCGAGCGTGACGTTCACGGGCTACCTGACCAACCAGACGCCGCGCTCGTGGGCGGCGTACCCTGACGCCATCTAAGGAGGGCTGACCAATGGCTGAAGCCAACAAAGCAAAGCCGAAGGCTGACGCCGGAACGGTCAGGGTAGTGGCGACGGACACCGGCTTCTACGTCGGGCGCCGTCGCCCTGGTGACGAGTTCGAAGTGCCGAAGGGCACGACGAGCTCGTGGTTTGTCCCGGTGGATGCACCGGAAGATGCCCCCGAGAAGCGCGTGGCTCGCCGCCGCGGGCTCTTGAACTCGCCGTCTACTGTCGTTGACCTCAACGACGACAACGGCGGGTGGGCGGAAGGCGAGGACGACCTCGCCTGACAGGGACTGGCGGGGAGGTTCGCAAGGCCTCCCTGCCTCCCTACCTTTGAAGGGCTAGAGCAGCATGGCTTCCGAGATTGAAATCGTAAACCTCGCGCTCGCCCACCTCGGCGACAAGGCGACCGTCTCGTCGCTTTCACCCCCAGAGGGTAGCGCGCAGGCCGAACACGGAGCCCGGTTCTACCCTCAGGCGCGCGACGTCCTGCTTGAGAAGCACAACTGGCGCTTCGCGACCAAGCGTGTGTCCATGGCCGACGCCAGTCTGGTGACAGACGTGCCTAGCTCTTGGACCTACGCGTACGCGCTGCCCAGCAGCTTCATCCGCATGATCTCGGTCCTACCGCCAGAGGGTGGGGACGACAGCGAGACGCAGCCCTACGAGATCGAGATGTCAACCGGCGGTGCCGGCGTTGTCTACACCAACCAGGAGGACGCGGTCGCCAGGTACATCTACCGGGTGACCGACACCACCAAGTTCTCACCTTTGTTCGTCGACGCTCTCTCATGGCTGCTCGCTAGCTACCTCGCGGGCCCTGTCCTCAAGGGGCAGACGGGCATGACCGCGGCGAAAGCCTGCTTCACCCAATACCTCAACTCGTTCTTTTTCGCGGCGGCTTCGGACGCGCAGCAGCGCAAGGTCGAGCCCACGCACACTGCCGCGTGGATCTCGGCCAGATGACCACCACACGCACGTACAGCCGCAGCTTCTCCGGAGGTGAGATCACACCCGAAATGTTCGGGCAGCTAGCTGACGCCAAGTTCCAGACGGGCCTGGCCACCTGCCGCAATTTCGTTGTCCTGCCCCATGGGCCCGTGGCCAACCGCCCGGGCACGCGCTTCGTCCGCGCGGTGAAGGACAGCACCAAGAAGACCAGGCTCATCCCCTTCACGTACAGCAACACCCAGACGATGATCATCGAGATGGGTGCGGGCTATTTCCGCTTCCACACGCAGGGCGCTACGCTGCTATCGTCGGGCTCGCCCTACGAGGTGAGCAATCCCTACGCGGAAGCAGACCTCTTCGACATCCACTACGTGCAGTCAGCCGACGTGCTGACCCTCGTGCACCCCGGTTATGCGCCGCGCGAGCTCCGCCGGCTGGGTGCGACCAGCTGGTCGTTGACGACCATCTCCTTCGCCTCGGCCCTTGCCGCGCCCACGAGCGTGACAGCTACAGCGACGGCAGCCACCGTCGACCCGGCGGTTACCTGGCGCCCCTCCGCGACGACGCAGGAATACGTCGTCACCTCTGTGGGCTCAGACGGCATCGAAGAGAGCGTCGCTTCCTCTACGGCTTCGTGCAGCAACATGCTACTGGAGAGCGGCGCGTACAACACGATCGCGTGGACCGGTGCGACCGGCGCGAGCCGCTACAACGTCTACCGCCGGTCGAGCGGTCTGTGGGGCTACGTCGGCCAGTCCGACACCACGAGCTTCAAAGACGGGGGCGATGAGGGGTATATCAGGCCAGATCTGTCGATCACGCCTCCTATAGCAACTGATCCTTTCAACGCCTCGAACAAGTACCCGGGCGCCGTCAGCTATTTCGAGCAGCGCCGCGTGTTCGCGGGTTCGAATAACCTGCCCCAGACCGTGTGGATGACGCGCACGGGCACAGAGAGCAACCTCAACTATTCGCTCCCCGTCCGCGACGACGACAGCATCGAGTTCAGGCTGGCTGCTCGAGAGGCCAACCAGATCCGACACCTCGTACCCCTCGGCGACCTCGTCCTGCTCACAGCAGCTGCCGAGTGGAGGCTCAACGCGGGCGGCGCCGACGCGGTGACACCGACCCAGATCTCCGTGCGCGCCCAGTCATACGTCGGCGCGAACCAGGCACAGCCGGTCGTCGTCAACAACAACGTGCTCTACGCCGCCGCGCGCGGCGGGCACATGCGCGAGATGGCCTACAACTGGCAGGCCAACGGCTACCTCACCGGGGACATGAGCCTCCGCGCGCCCCACCTCTTCGATGGTTACGACATCGTCGATCTGGCCTACGCCAAGTCGCCGGTTCCTGTCGTGTGGGCGGTGTCGACCAGCGGCAAGCTGCTCGGCATAACCTACGTGCCAGAGCAGCAGATCGGCGCGTGGCACCAGCACGACACCGACGGTGTGTTCGAGAGCGTGGCCGTCGTGTCCGAGGGCAGCGAGGACGCGGTCTATGTCGTCGTCAAACGTACCCTCAACGGCACGGTCACGAGGTGCGTTGAGCGCTTCGGCAGCCGGCTGTTCACGGACGACGAAGACGCGTATTTCGTCGACTGTGGCGTGACCTACGACAGCACGCCGGCCACGACCATCACAGGCCTGACACACCTCAACGGCGAGATAGTCTCGATCTTGGCAGACGGCGCGGTCCAGCCGCAGCAGGTCGTCACCGGTGGTGAGATCACGCTCGACGTGGAAGCGAGCGTCGTTCACATAGGTCTGCCCATCGAAGCCGACTTCAAGACCCTGCCTCTCGCTCTCGAGGTTCCTGGCGCCGGCCAGGGCAGGCCGAAGAACGTTAACCGTGTGTACCTGCGCGTCTACCGGTCGAGCGGCGTCTTCGCCGGCCCCGACACAAGCAACCTGACAGAGCTCAAGCAGCGCACGTCCGAGCCGTGGGGGTCGCCTCCCGCACTCATTAGCGATGAGGTCGAGATCGACGTGCTGCCGGATTGGGACAACAGCGGCGGGCAACTCGTCATCAGACAGAGCGATCCTCTGCCCCTGACCGTGTGCTCCCTCTCGCTCGACGTCGCCATAGGCGGATGATCACGCACCGCGCGCCGCGCGAAGGCGACGCAGAGAGGCTAGAGGCCGGTCTGCGCTCTGCCGACAGGGCCGAGGTCGCAGCCGCCCACGGCGACAGGATAGCCCAGGTCATCAGGCACTCGATCGCCGTGACACCGGACTGCATTGTTTCCGAAGCCGATGGCGAACTGCTCTGCATATGGGGCACGGCGCCCGTGAGCCTGCTGTCAGACGAGGGGATCCCCTGGCTGCTCGGCACCAACCGGATCTATCGGCACAGCGGTCTACTTACGAAGACCGCCAAGGGCTATTTTCAGCACGCGCTGACGATCTACTCGCGCCTCGAGAACTACGTGGACGCACGCAATACCGCGAGCATCCGCTGGTTGAAGAGGCTGGGCTTCGCGCTCGACGAGCCAAGACCGTACGGTGTCGCGGGCCTACCTTTCCACCGCTTCGAGATGAGATCTTAAATATGTGCACAGGTAGCGTAGCTCTGGGGATGCAGGCCTTCGGGGGCATCTCTTCCACGGTCGGCGCGTATTACGCGGCCAACGCGCAGAAGGGCGCTCTCAGGGCCCAGGCCTATATCGACCGGCTGAACGCCGCGACATCCGACCGGGCTGCCTTCGGTGTCATGCGTCAAGGCGAGAGAGCCGAGCAGGCAAAGCGCCTCGAGACCGCGGCGGTGAAGGGCAAAGCCCGGGTGGCCATGGCGTCGAACGGCGTTGCTCTCGACAGCCGCACCC